GAAGCACCTATTCCAGTTTTTAAACCAACCCACGAAGAGACAAATGGTGGTATGGCAAAAAATGTTGCAAATAATGTTGAGTCATTAGATATGCATATTTATACCATAACAAATGAAAATTGTATCATAAAGAAAAGATATGTAGAAAGTCGTTCAGGTCAAATGGTATTGAGGGTTGATGAACATGATTATTGTGATAGAATAAAAATAAAAAGATTACAAGGTATAATGAATAATAAGTATAAATATTATGGACTGGGAGGAACTATTGATAAGATTGATGCAATTATTATCTCGGATTATTGTAAAGGGTTTTTAGAAGAAAGTGATATAGAACATATTTGTAAATATAATAAAAATGTATTCGTGGATACTAAAAAGAAACTTGGTGAATGGATTAGGGATGCAGATTTTATTAAGATAAATGAGTTAGAATATAAAAAGAATCATGAATTATTATCAGACAAAGGATTTGAAGAAAAACTTATTGTTACATTAGGTAGTAAAGGGTGTAGATATAATGGAAAAGATTTTTTAGTAAAAGAAGTTCCTGTTAAGGATGTTAGTGGGGCAGGAGATACATTTATTGCAGGATTAGTTCGTGGTTATTTAGATACAAGTAGTATATATAAAGCAATTAAATTTGCACAAAAATGTACAACATACGTGGTTCAAAAACATGGTGTTGCAACAGTTACATTAAAGGAGATACAAAATGGCTAGACAAAAATTACCACAAACAGAAGTTAAGAATGTTTAAGTATTTAATTGACACTTATATAAAGAATAAGGTATTATGATTACGAATGAAAAATTTTGTTGGTTTATTATAAAAGATAATTTTTTAGATAAAGAAGAATGTAAAAGTTTAATTAAACAAATAGATGAAAATGGAATTAGAACACATGATGATACATTGGATGATGATGATTCTGATTATAGAAGGGAAGTGGATCCAATTATAGAAAATGACACATATTATCATAAAAAAAATCAATGGCTTTTTCATTTTCATGAAGAAAGTTTAATAAATAGAGTTTGGAATTTATTTCAGGTGGTTAATAATAAACATTATAAATTTCAATTAGAAAAAATTTATCATGATTCGACTAATAAAGATACTATTTATATTAAGAAGTATGGACCAGAATTTACATTAAAATTCCATACTGATTTTTGTTTTTCATCTTATCCACCGAAACAATCATTACAGCATCTATGTGGTTCAAATTTGAAATTAATTATGATTGTTTATCTTAATGATGATTTTGAAGGTGGTGAAACACATATAATGCATTATAAAGTTAAACCAAAAACTGGTAGAGCAGTAATTTGTCCAGCTTTTGCTAGTCATGGAGTGAATAAACATTGGGGTGGAAATGATAATAGATATGCTTTAAATACTTGGGCAATAGGAAATACATTTGTATAATTAAAATAAGGAGAAGTTACAATGAATAAAATAATAAGGTTATTGATGATATTTGGAATGGTTTCAATGTTATCATCACAATCTCAAATTACAGTAAAAAATACAATAAATGGATATGTTACAGTAGGTGATACTGTGACATTTGGCCGGCCGTATTTATTTTCTTTAATAAAAAGTGATGATTGGTTTGCTACCGTTTTTATGAACCCACCATGGAATCCAGGAGGAATAGAGTTTGAAGAATTAATGTATAAACCCTATTCTGGAAAATTCACACTTGCAGTTGGTCAATTAGCAATACCACTTGGTTCGAATATTATGTATCTTGATTTTACAAGACAAGATATGTTTACTTACCAAACAAGTGAGAATGTAGGATTGATACAAATTGGTCGTGGTATTAGCCTTTATGGTGGACTTGGAGACTTTTTTGTCGAAACCTATTATGGTTCACATTTAGAAAATGAATGGGAAGGATATTCTGTTGGAAGGGTATCTTATCATATAAAAGGACAAGATATTGCAGTATCAGCAGATAATAAAGGTTCTCGAATAATTGATGTAGTTGGTTGGAACAAGTATATTGATTATATTGGAGAATATAGTTTAAGTGATGATTATCAATGGGTTAGGGCAGTTATAAAACCAACAGGAAAATCAACTGGACTTTCAGTACTTGTAGGATATGAAACTTTTAATGATGAAAGTAAACCACTATATGGACTTATGTGGGCTTATGATGGAGAACGCCGTTATGTTTCTGCAGAATTTAGTGGTGAAGGTGATGTTAAAGTTAAATTGGGATGGGGCCTTGATATGTTATATTTAGGAGGAAAAGAAGATGAATAAATTTTTAAAAGGTTTCTTGGCCATCGCAGGTGCAGTACTTGCATGGTCAAGTCTTGAAATTACAGGAAGTTATATATTTGCAGAAGGAGCAGGAACTGTAACTTTGTTATCAACAAGATTCTTGTTTGCATCATTGTTGTTCGGAGGGGCTATTCTGTTTAAAAAATATAGAACTGGTGAAAATCTATTTCGTATAGAAAAACAAGATTATAAGTATTTTCTTGGTAATGGTATTTTCTTGGCATTACATTTACTTACATATTGGTTTGCTTGGGAATATCTTGATCCTAACTTGGCAGTAATCTATGGTATTTTCTATATGTATCCACTTGTATTAGTGCTTTTGGCAGTATTTTACTTTGGAGAAAAGTTCAGTAATAATAGAAAGATAGCATTAGGACTTGGAACGATTGGTGCATTATTTGCTTGTGAGTTTCTACCTTCATTTTCAATAGAAGGTCTAAATATAAATGGTATTTTATTAGATATTGCAGCAGTTTTTACATGGGTTGGATATTTGTTAGTAGGACAAAATATAATGAAGAAATATAAACCACTTACAATTGTGTTTTATGATTTTATACAAGTCTTTATATATGTTTCGTTGTTTCAGTTACCAACAGTTACAATTTCTGAACTTAATCCGAATAATTTATTAGCTATTTTATATTTGGCAGTAGTTGCAAGTTTTATTGCATATATATGTTATTGGACAGCAGTGAAAAATATTGGAGCTAGCAATACAGGTATATTTGAACTCGCCACACCTATTATTGGTGTATCTCTTGCATTTTTATTTTTAACTACAGTACCAACATTGTATCAAGTTGGTGGGTTGTTGCTGTTAGTGGGCAGTACTTATTTAACATATAGAGAAAAGGAAGTAATATATGACCAATGAGGAATATATACTTGATTGGTTTCAAAATCATGTATGGGCCCGTCCATTACCATCTACTGTATGTAATGAGGTTGGTATGATTGCAATTAGAGATATACCTAAAGGAATAAGTGTTTATGATTTAGCAGATAGGAGTGTTACAGCATGGATACCCTGGGATACTATAAAAACTTTACCACAAGGAATAGTTGATTGGTTTACCGCTATTCAACCACACGTGGGTACAAAAGTGTGTACTCCTGATTTTAAGTGGAAGAAAGAATATGGTCCTTTATGGACATACACTATAAAGGGTATGAATTTTCAGAGTACTTGGTATTTTTCAAATCATTCTGATAATGCAAATACAGATAGTTATGCGACTGATGATCCAAGAGTGTATAGATTTATTACAAATAGAGATGTTAAAAAAGGGGAAGAACTATTTGATAATTATGATTCTAATGAGTATCTTGTAAATTGGCTTGAAGTAGCAAAAAATAAATGAAACAACATATTCGATATATTGATTTAGGTTTAGTATCAAAAGAAATACATACTGGTATTTGGGAATATCAACATATAATAGATATTCAAGAACCAACTATATTACAATGGTCATTGGAAAAAGAATCGGCATCATTTAGTGGACTTTGGCCAACCGATTTAACACATATATTTGAACATTTTGAAGATAAGATAAGAATTTGGGATGGGACCACATTAATTAATGATAATTGGAAAAATGAAAAAGACAAAAATGTAGCCTTTTACCTTGAAGGACCTTTAATTACAAATATCTTATTTTTTAGCAAATTTGATTCTGAGGATACTTATTACTTGTGTAAAAAATCTGTTAGTGAGGAATGTTCTAAATATAATATAGAAATTACGGATAATAATAGAAATGATTTATTTTTTTATCTTGATGGAAGGTATAAGAAATTTTTTGGTGCGGGCAGAGTATCAGTATTTGATTGGAATGAAGTGGCTTTCGGCATCAGTTATAAGATACACGTAGATTTAGGAAACAAGATTAGAAAATGGGATGATAAAAAAGTATTAAAGGCAGTATATCTTTACCCTGGAGAAACCGAGGTTAAAGAACATATAAAAAAATTCGGTGAAGATTTATCAAATGTTATAGGAGGTTTATGGGAAGTAAACCCAAATATAGAACAACAAAAATTAAATTTTGATGTAATCAAAAATTTTACAGATAAATTGAATTTAAAAATTAGAAAAGATACGTTAAGTAATTCTGAATGGGATTTATTAATGGAAAGAGGTTCTACAAGACTTTCAGATGAAGATTGGGTATTAAAAGGTATTAATAAAAATTTTGTATAATTTTAAAAAAGGAAATAGAAAATGGCTAGACAAAAATTACCACAAACAGAAGTTAAGGTTGATTTATCAAAAGCAGATACTATAAAGTGTGAGGATTGTGGAAATTATCTTTTTATTACAGCTCATGTGATTAAGAGAATTTCACCAATTTTGTCACCAACAGGACAAGAAGCATTGATTCCAATTCAAGTTTATAGTTGTGGAAATTGTGGTAGAGTTCCAAAGATGTTTTTGGAAGGAAGTGGATTGGGAGAAGAAATAAATAAACCAAAGGAAGATGCACTTTCACGACCAGATTTGGAATGGGCCGATAGTAAAGGTATTTAATTGAATGATTAATTCAATATTGTTTCAATATATTACTGCTTTAGGACCAATAGTATATTTTTCTGCTAATAATGGGCTTTTTATAGATTTAATAATGATGGATAAAAGGTCAAAACAAGATGAAATAGATTTTGAAGAGTTATTACAACAACATTTAATTCAGTATTTTAGTGAACACGGACATCAACATATTTATTATAGAATTGGTGATGAAGATAGTAATTGTCAAATGACCGTAATTAAGGGTATATCTGATGGTTATATTGCTTTTAATTATGAAACAGAGTTTTCAGATTTTTCAAAAAATCAAATTGTGGATGATTTTGAATATAATGATTTGGTTATAATATTTCCGAACAATGTTGATATTTTTTATGATGGAACTCAAGAGTTAAAAACGATTAAATTAAAAATAAGTTCTGATGCGTTAAAAAGTAAAAAAATGAAAAAAATTAATACTGGGAAAGATAAGCCGAAAGTTGAATTACCAATATTAAAAAAATTAATTAAGGAATAATAAAATCCAAGCACCATCTAAAATTTATTTAGAGGGAGATCAAATACAACAGGTATTTGATGAGATAGATAGTTTTCAAGTACCATTAGAAACTATAGATTATAGTATAGATAAATTTAAAGGATATAGAAATGTTATAATAATAGGTCCACCGAGGAGTGGTACTACATTTACTTCTAAAGCAATTGCACAAACTTTAGATTATAATTACATAGATGAAAGTATGGTAAATCTTAGAAATGTAAAAACCTGTAAGGGTGTAATGAATAGAGAAAAGAATGTAATTCAAGCTCCGGGGTTTACTGCAGTATCTCATCATTTATCTACTGATGAAGATTTAATAGTTTTTATGGTTAGAAGGTGGTCAAATATAGTCAAATCTCTCTATAGAATTAATAATTCTTTAAGTAATTTGGTTATTATGGATTATATATATGAATGGGATAGGTTCAATTATGTCAATCCAGTAGTAAGATTTAATTGTACCCCTGTTGTTGATTTTATTATTGGAGATTTTTATGATAAATATGTTGATAAGGATAGTTATTATTTAGATTCTCTTTATAAGATGTGGAAATATTATCAGAGAGATAAAATAAAAAATTGGATTCAGTTAAATTATGAGTCAATGAAAATTCATCCTAATTGGATAGATAAAAATTTAAGAAAAAATTTTAAACGAACACAAACTTTTTAAAAAAATTAATTAAGGAATAACAAAAATGAATACTAATTTACATTTACAAATTGTAAAGGCAATACCAATCCCAACTTATGCACCTTGTGTTTTTGAAGGGGCGTTTGGGGATGTAGAGTTGAGAAGATTAAGGAAACAAGTAGAAAATTTACCTGAAGAAGAAGCGTTAACATCTGGAGATTCTAAGTTTGGTTCAGCAGATGAAGATTCTCAAAGAATTGCCAAACAGAAGGGGATACCACAAATAGAAGATTTTGCATGGTTATATTCTAAATTTGAATCTTTATGTATGCAAGCAAATTTTACTTTTAATTGGAATTTTGAAATGACAGGTATGTTTGAACAGGCTATTTATCTTACTTACGATTATAAAGTAAAAGGTAAATATGACTATCATATGGATGTTGGTGGTGATGGACCTATGGGATATAGAAAAATCTCAGCAACTTTACTTGTTAATGATGATTATGAAGGTGGAGAATTGGTTTTTCAGGGACAACCTGAACCAGATAAAGATACACCTAAATTGAAGGCCGGCACGATAATATTTTTTCCATCTTTTATGATACATAGTGTACAACCCGTTACAAAAGGAATTCGAAATTCTGTTGTATTATGGTTACACGGAAAACCATACAAATAATTGAATAATACGATATTTATAGATATGGAAAATACAAATACATTCGATAAATTAAGCTATAAAATGATGTTGGGTTCAAGCGCCAGTGCTTTAGGTTGTTATTTTGTCGATCAAGTTAGAGGTTTGAAGAAAAATGAAGCAGTATTATATACAGTTGATTTATTACCAAAAGATTATGTGGGCTGGGTAACAGAAATTAATACAAATACTGCATTAGATGAAGATTTGATTGAATGGTTTGATTTTAGTGCACTTACAAATATATGTTCTAGATGGAAGTACAAAACTCTTGTTCTTTTATGTGAATCTAAATGGAAGTCAATCACTCCTTCACTTCCGTTTTGTAATAAATTAAGTCAAGAATTAGGTAAAAAAGGTATTGGATTTACTATACATTATAGTCCTAATCCAGATGATATTTGGGATGGTTTTGAATATAATAGTCAAGAAGATTTCATATTAAGAGTGGGTTGGAGTAGAAAATGTGAAATAGATCAACTTGCAGAGAATAAATTAAAAACTAAAAAATTATTTCAACATCTAAATTTTTATCCAACTCCAGAATACTATACTATTGAAAATAATGATGATTTCAAAAAAAATAAATGGTATGTTTTCAAAAAAAGTAATGTTGATAGAAAACAAGGTGTTGAGATTCGTAAATTTAAAACTAAAAAAGCTTTTATTACTCATTTAAAAGATTTTGATTATTGTGAAGATTTTATTGATGCAGGTATAGATGTAGATACAGGATTAAAGATAGAAGTAAAATCCTATGGAATAATATTTAAAAAAGAATTTTATGATTTAACACCTAATTTATATTGTAAGTATTGGGAACATGAAGATAAGGGTGATGAAAAGATATTTTATCAAATTAATCCTACAAACTGTATTCTTAGAGATGAAGTAGAATTGGCAGATGGTTCTAAAAAACAATCATTTTTATTAGAAAGAAGAGATAATCTAAAATTAGGTGGTAAAATAACTAAAATAGATGAATTCGATTCTTACATTAATCATAACTATATTTTAATAAATAATAAATATAAATTTACATATTCTACTAATGTTGTAAAATGTGGACACCTTTCTCAATATATTCCTGTAAGGTTTTTGAAAGTTGGTGATAAAATTCTTCGTGATAATATGGAAGAATTTGAAATTAAACAAATTGAATTTGTTAAAGGTGTTGTTAAAGGAAAAATGATTCGAACTGCAGAAAATGTTATGAGTATTAATGGATTTTTTGTAAAAGCACAGTCAAGTAATAATATTTCAGGATTGGATGATTTGATTTTTTCACCAAAAGTTGGTCAGGTGGTTATGAGTTGGAGTGATGAAGAACAAAAAATTGTATCTGGTATTATGGATAAAGTTGAAGATGAAAAGATGCCAAGTAGAGTTGTTGAGATTACTTTTAATACAGGTGGACACATTTGGACAGCAGAGTTTTTATTTGAAAAACCACTTAAAGTTATATATGCAGCATCATTAGAAGGAAAAAAAGTAAGGGCACCAAAAGAGAAATTTTTTGGTTGGGCTTCATATAGACCTGATTTAACTATGGAAATTAAACATCAGGAAGCCATGCAATTGATGCCTGGTATGCAATGTATTACACCTAAAAGACCTGATATGAAAGTAACCGATGTACTTTATGGTGAGATGGTATCATCAGTAGTTGTGAGTATGAGAGAAGTGGTAGGTAAGAGATCACATTGGGACATTTATGAAATGAAACCAATGGATACCCCTAATCCTAATTATTTTATGAATAGATTGCACGTTCATAATGGTCCATCTAACTGGCCTATACCACCATCATTTGGTGCTACAGCGGATATATATGGTCATTGGGATGTAAGCCATCCTTCAAGTTTTCCAAGCCCTTCTAATACTATTTATGATTTAACTTCCCGTGGAGATGTAGATGCATTAATCCAACCAGGAAGTACAGCTCATGTCAATGCACCAGTAACATCGGGACCGTTGAACAAACCAACGAATGAAATACTGTACATTACGATGACTGACAAAGGTTTTAATATTTTAAAACAACCTGGTAATCCATATCATACTGGTACTTATGGGTTTTTTGGTCCAAGTTCATTTTCTATGATAATGACGTGGAATAGTATAGCATCCAGTCCACATCCATCTCATGCAAGACTTACTAGTGTTAGACCTGGATATGATTTTGATGTAGTAATGAGAGGATCCCCAGTCTCCCTTCTTGGCAAATTATATTACTATAGACCGAGCTGGACACAAGTGTCCAATCCATCCTGGGATCCGTATGGTGGTTTAGATTATGTACCAAGACCAACTGTTGCGGATGGTCCTACAGATCCCAAGGGGGCCTATCCGTCATATCCATCCTGGATTATCTCGGGGGTTAAATACAATGGTCCAAGTAGCGCCGAGAGATTCAAATTTTTCAATATGAGAAATCCAGGGGGTACTGGCTTTCAGGTAATCCAGTATGAACCGGGCCCCACTCAACCAAGAACAGGAAGCACTCGATGGGGGGTTTTTGGTAATACTGGTTCCAACACCACATCGACTGAAAATATAAATGGTAGATTTTCAGAAGCTATATTTATGGGTAAAGCCCAACCGGCTACTAATATGAATGAATTGGCAGAAGGTATTTTAAAGTATTATAACACATATACCGGGGGAGGCCAGAGCGATATATTTTGGCAAAGCCCGCCAACGACATGAGTCATTATAGTATTAGATTCGCAGTTCAAACCAATATTGATTTGATATCTGGTTCAGTAGATCCAGGAGATTATTCTTGGAATACAGAAAATTATAGTCCATTAGATGAATATGATAATAAAGTTATAATTTTTGGTGGAATTGAAAGTGCCAGTTGGAATTGGAGTTCAATACCAGAGTATAATCAAATACATATAACAGGTTCTTTATTAGACAGAGTTTTAGAAAATGTAAATATTTCTGCATCACAATTTATTGGGTTTCATAGGATTCAAATTGAAAACACGGAAGTACTTGAAAGTAATGATTTAAATATAACGGGCAGTTATAGTGCATGTGATACTGGTAGTACTGGTGGTGTTTATTATACAAGATATTTTATAGATGGAGTTAATATTGAGAACAACAGTACTTCTCTTTTGTAAGGTTATTATAACAGATAAACAATTAATTGATAAAGAAATATCTTCAGATCTTATTATATATGAATTACCAATTTTTATTAAAAATATTATTATTGAATATAACGATATTAAAGTAATTCATTTATGTGAGGATGGACAGGATAAAACATCTTGGGGTACAAACTTTTTCTTATATAAGGATGAATTATTAGGATTGTTTGAAATAGAAACTGGACAAAGAGTATATACGAAGATAGGAAGGAATTATTGTTTTGTTGCAATCAAAGATAAAGATAATAAATTTGATACAGAGTTAAAAAAGTATATAGATTATGAATATGAATTAATAAATTCTGAGTATTATTTAAATAAGTTAAAGTTGTATAAAGAAAATGAGTTATAAGTGGAGTTTGGGGAGAAAATGAACCATAAAGTAAAAAAACAAAATATATCTGGTAATAAATTACAAAAAGATGGGTATCATGTTGTTAAAAACTTTTTATCTAAAGATTTATTATCACTTACAAAACAATATTTTGATTTAAAAATAGAAAATGATGAGTTAGAATTAGATACTGGACAAGTACCTGGTACTTTTACTGCTTATGGTACTTATATTGGAGATTCGATTTTAAAAATGCTACAACCAGTTGCAGAAAGTGTGATTGGAGAAGAATTATATCCTTGTTATAGTTTTTTTAGACTTTACAATCGTATAGATTACTTAAAACCCCATACAGACAGACCATCCTGTGAGTTTAGTGCTACCATTCCGATATTTACGGATAAACCTTGGCCACTTTATATGCAAGAATATGATTTGAAAAAATATGGTACAGAGAAATTGTCTTGGAATAAATCATCTTTGAATGAAAAATCTATAAATGTTGTATTAGAATTGGGAGATGTTTGTTTTTACGAAGGAACTAAAATGAACCATTGGAGAGAACCATTTGAAGGAAACGAATGTTACCAATTATTTATTCATTATGTTAGAAAAAATGGTAAATATTCAGAGTACAAGTTTGATAAACGATCAAATCTTGGTTTTGAGGCGGGATTACAGAAAAATGAATGGTCAATAGATAATTTTCTATGATAGTATATCGTAAATCTTTGAACGATTATAGATTTACTCCGAACTCATATGGAATAACATTTTGGAAGAAGATAAACGAAGATAAACTTCAGTTAGCAATAGATATTTTTCAAGAAGAATTTAATTGGAATAAAATGTGGAGCGTGGAAGATGCAAAACAAAGGCTAGAAAATGGTTGGTTAATGTCTGTTTTGGAAAAAGATGATGAACTTAAAGGTTGGTTTTGGTTGAATTATGAAACTCAAGAGGGATTGAATCTTTATGTTCATAAAGATCATAGGAATTTGGGATATGGATACGGTTTAATTAATTATGTTTGTAACTCGGCTAAACTAAAAGGTTTAGATTCAGTATGGTCGCAAGTTGATGAGTGGAATGGGGTTAGTCATAGGTTGTTTTTAAGATGTGGTTTTGTGAATGAATAAATTTATAATGTTGAATGCAAAACGTAGTGGTTCAAATAATTTAATGAATTCGTTACATCATTTAACAAAAAATAAAATGGTTTGGATGGATTCACCACCTAATATATGGAAAACATTTGGTTTGTCATTTTCTAATGTTGAATTTTATCTTAATTCGAACATCAATAATTGTCTTGATGAAATATTTCAGTCTAATTCAGGTATGAAATTGAATTGGGATGAACCTGGTTATCTTGATGTTGTCGATGAATTTTTAGAACCGCATCAATGTTATAAAACCGACCAAACTTATCAAAACATAGAAAATTTTTCTGAACTTGAGAAATTAAAAGACTATTTATTATAATGAAGATTTTTGAAATAGGACTTGGGAAAACTGGAACTACTTCACTTACTAAAGCCTATAAAATCTTGGGATATAGATATAAAGGTTGGTCACCAGATATAAATTTTGAATTTAATAAATCATATGATTATGAAGTTTTGTTTAAAGTTATAGATAGGTATGATGCTTTTGCAGATGGACCATGGAATGGCAATGATTTTCCAGAAGATAAATTAAAGGGATGTGATTATAAAATATTAGATGAAAAATATACTGGCAGTAAATTTATTTTATTGGAGAGAGATGATGAGAGTTGGATTAAAAGTAATGAACATTGGGGCTCGCCTGTGTTTAATGAAACAATGAAAAGAGATGATATAGATAAAAGATGGGTAACAGATAGAGATAATTTAATTAAAGAAAAATTAAATTGGAAACATTTAAAATATAGAGGGATAAAAGAATATTTTAAGAATAGACCAAATGATTTATTAGTTATGAATATATGTGATGGAGAAAGGTGGGAAGTGTTGTGTCCATTTTTAAATAAATTAATCCCAGATGTTTTATTTCCTAAAGAAAATGTAACTGCTATGACCAATGATTGAATTAATTGATGGAGAGTTTACCCAAGAATTTAGAGAAAAATTATTTGGTAAGAATTCAAAATGGAAAACTATATAAATTATGAAAAATAAAGGTTTATTCGATCACGTTACACACATTACACAAAAACAAACAAAAGGTTATTGGAATTCTTTAAACGAAACAGAGAAAAAGCAATGGTCGAACTATATGATACATAGGTTTCTATCTATGAAGATGGAATATGTTGATGTAGTAAATGAATTTCAGAGATATAATTTTAAACCAAAAGATTTATATAAGTTATATATTAATGTACTTCCAAAGAAGAAGGAATGGTTAAAATATGTTAAAGGAAAAAAGGATATGAAACATCCAAAGTGGTTATTAGAAATAGTAGCAAGATACTATGAATCAAGTCTTGTAGAGGCACAAGAATATGTAGAAGTATTCTATACTACTGAACAAAACAAGGCCAATCTAAAAACAATACTCCAGAAATATGGAGCAGATCCAAAGGAAATCAAGAAACTAAATCTACCCTAATGACAAGAGTAAATTATGAAATTCTCGGTCAATTCATCGATATAGATGAGAGAGATTTAGAGTTTGAAAGGGTTACAAATTCAATAGATGTAGTAGATAGAGAATATGGTGTAGAAGTCATATTCGATTATTACAGGCGTCATGGATTTCCCCACTACAAAATTCGTGAAGAAGAAAAGCACGAACATATGAGGAAACTTAAAAGATTTGATATTGATACAATATTCATAGATAATCGGATAGTTCAAACTATGCATTGT